TAAATCGTCATTTCAATTATCGTATAAAAGATTGTCAAATACACATTGATTATTGATGGTACAGTCAGGTTTATGTTGATATAATGTTTACAAGTTTGGTTCTCGAGAAATGCTATATACCGAGACATACTTGTTCAGGTTCTACTCAGGCTGTTTATTTGTAATAGTACATTGCGAGTCTTCCAGCATTATTGAAAACTGTTTCTGCTTTTTCAAGTGCTAAATAAAGATGGTGTACAAATAATGTTCGTTAGTTCAAGTTCAAATAATTGCATAGTGACGACTTCGAGAAAGTCTCTGATTATTGTTTGAGGAATCATGATATCAGTGCTGGTGGTTTTAAAATCTAATGTTATAAAAATAAATGGTATCAATTGCTAATTCGTTTATTTTTTGGTCTTAAATTAGAGGTTGTTTCTTACGTTTTCAGTGCTAATAATGTGTAAGAAGAGAGAAGTAGATGGATGAGGTTGCAGAATCCTTATGCAAACAAGTAGAAAAAGGATTATGAGGCTGATGATGATGATGACGGCTTTATTAAAAAACGAAATATGGTTAACCGTCGTGAATATACTTAGAAAGAGTGTCGTGCTATGCGATTTGGTGGAAAGTTCTAAGATATGTAAGATATTCATCGTTTTGACAATAAGACAACTAAAGAAACTCGTCTTCCATTGATTAAATAGTTTTTAGGATTTGTCAAAAAGTTCAAGAATCCGTTTGTTGCTGCCACCAAATTTACAGTTTAAAGGGAAACTTTCTTTGTTAAGCCAGTTCTAGAAGTTCCTTATGTTGCAGATTATTTAGTTAGTTAATAATATCGTTAATTCTCAAATGCTAGTGTAGATATTGTTAATGATTGGTTGAGAAAGCACCCATAGCCAGTTTTTTATAGTTAATAAGTTAGTACAGTTGCGAAAAGTACTATGACTGGTTGGAGTTTGATGTCATAATAGATTTAATATGAATGGAGTTCGAAAAGTGTTCATAATGCTATTTATGGTGTCTATCATCGACAGCTTGCTTGTAATTTAAGTCCTAGTGCTGATGTTGTTGTTGATTTCACTGAGAAAATGGGAAAGCAAATTATATAGTTCGGTAAAGCTATGAACTAATAATTGTTGAAGTTGCAATAGTTTGACATGTTTTAAATCATAAAAGCTAAAAATTTTGATAAGAATAAGAAGATCAGATATATTTAAAATATTGCAAATTTGTTGTTAGGTTAAAAACAGGCAAAAGGTTGTTTCATGACAATGGTCAAAGCAGGTTAAGTTTATTTTTCAAATGTTTTCAATGTTGTGAGAGGATTTTTGTTTGATCGTGATGATCGTCCACGTAATATAATGGTTCCTTCTGAGGCTTTATGTGGTGCTCTGTGTGCTTTACAAACTGTTTTTTGGCCAATTGTTAAGCGTGTTTGTCCATCTTTCATTCAAGGGTTGACTAAAGATCAATTGAAAGATCTGATAAAATCAAAAGTTCGTCAGGGTTGGAAAGCTATTTGTATTGATGGGAGTGCTTTTGATTCTACGCAAAATTCTGTTGTTATGTAACTTATAGATA